TGGCGTATCTTCAGGGGCGTGGATTCACGGCGGAAACCGTCGCGCGGTTTAACCTGGGCTATGACGCGGCGCAAAACGCCATCACGATCCCGTGCAACAATTCACGCAACTGTTACGCGTCCCGCTACATCGCGCCCGACGCGCCGCACAGGTATTTGAGCCACGGCCGCCTACCCGTGTTCAACGTGGGCGACCTCTACCGCGCCGAACCATGTTTCGTGACCGAAGGGCAGTTCGATTGCATGAGCATCGCCCAAGCGGGCGGGCGTGCCGTCGCCATCATGGGCAGCAACACGAACGCCCTTTACAGGCAACTCGAACAGCGCAAGCCGTCGGCGGCGTTGATAATCGCCATGGACGCGGACGAACCAGGCCGCAAGAAAGCCGACGACATGGCCAAGCGCTTGGACGCGCTGAAAATCCCCTACGTTATGGCCGTGTGGACGGTTGAGGGCAAGGACGCTAACGAACGCCTTGTGAGCGACCGCGAGGGCTTCGGGCGTGACGTTGCGGCCAACGTGGCGCGTGCTGCTGAATCCACGCACAGCGTGGGAACCGTGGCGGACTACCTGAGTACGATGTTCCGCGCGGACATTGCGCGCGGCATGGGCGACACCACGCCCACAGGCTTCAGGGGCTTGGACGCGAAACTATCCGGCGGCCTCCATGCGGGCGTGTACGTGCTTGGCGCGGTGCCGTCCCTTGGAAAAACCTCACTAGCTTGGCAGATCGCGGACAACATCGCGGCGGGCGGCCGTCCCGTTGTTTTCTATTCGCTTGAAATGTCCCGTTTCGAGATGGTCAGCAAGGCCGTTAGCCGCCATGCGGTGGACATGTGCGGCGTGGATTGTGCGCCGTCGGCGCTTGACGTGCGCATGGGACGGCAACCCGCGACCGTGGAGAAAGCGGCTCAGGCTTTCGCCGCCTCGAGCGCCTCAAACCTCACAGTGGTGGAGGGCGGTTTGGATTTGACCGTTAGCGGGATTTGCAACGACGTGGCGCAACGCCTGGGCGACGGCGGCCGTCCCGTGGTGTTCGTGGACTATTTGCAAATCCTCAGGAGCGGCGACCCGCGCACGGACACTGACGACAAACGGCGAACCGACGAAGCCATGAGGCAGCTCAAGCAGCTGAGCGCCGCGCATGGGCTTGCCGTGGTGGTCGTCTCGAGCCTCAACCGGTCGAACTACGGGGATTCCATGAGCTTCGAGGCCTTCAAGGAATCGGGCGGGATCGAGTACACGGCGGACGTGATTTTGGGCCTACAGCTTCGGTGCCTGACAGAACCCGGCTACCGGGCGGCGGACACGAGCGGGAAACGCGAAATCGTGGAGGCTGAGAAACAGGCGACCCCGCGCCGCTTGCGCTTGCTGTGCCTCAAGAATCGAAGCGGCCTCACCGGTTGGAACATCGACCTCGACTATTACCCGCGCTGTGACCTTTTCCGCGAATCCGACGGCATGGCGACGGTTGCGCCCCAAGTCGTCCGCTGCTAATTAGCATTCGATAGCCCCCATGGCTCCAAGCTGTGGGGGCTTTTCTTTTTCCTGCGGGCTGAGACGCGAATAGCGCCCCTCTGAGCGGTTTTAACGTCTTGCCCTGACAAGTTATCGCGTTTGTGGCTTGCGTCGTTCCTAGGGCCGTTTCCGTGCGTCTCAGGCGCAAAGACAACAAAGGCGGCACAAGACGAAACCGTGTAAAAGTGTTGCGCTCACCGTTCGGCAATAGTCGGTACCGTTCGGCATCATTCGGCAGTAGTCGGCAAACAGTCAAAAGTTATCGGTATACACCGATACCACGAAATAATTGGGTATATCAATTAGAAATCACAAAATTTTCAGGATACGTGATATAATCGCGTTATCAAATAACACCGGCGACACGCCGGCACGAGGTGAAAAAACTTGGGACTGATTGACTCACTACGCGCACGCTTCAACAAAAAGCCGCCGCGCTCGAATCTCACGACCGCCCAAACCTTCAGCGGCGACGCACGCACCTATTCGACGTGGCGCGGCGCTGCTGCTTGGGATAACGACACGTACCGCGCGGCGGTCGATGCGATTTGTAGGAGCGCGGGAAAATTGAAGGGCCGCCACGTCATAACGGACGCACAGGGACGGCACACGGCGGGGAATCCGACAATTACCCGTCTACTCGAGACCGCGCCCAACCCCATCATGTCGGCCTACGATTTTCTTTACAGGCTCACGGCTGACTTGTATTTGAACGGCAACGCATGGGCCTTGATACAGCGTGACCAACGCGGCAATGTCAGCGGATTCTATCCGATTACCTCCACGGGCGTGGAGTGGCTGACCGACGAAGCCGGGCAAATCTATTTGCGTTTCCGTTTCCGTAGCGGCAAAACGGCCGTTTTCCCCTACGCGGACATTGTGCATATCCGCCGCCACTACGCGACCGACGAACTCATGGGCGATTCTGACGCGGCTATTCGCGGCGCGGTTGAATTGGCCGAAGCACAGAACAACGGGGCAATAACCGCCATTCAGAGCGGCGCACAGCTTCGCGGCATTCTCAAATTCACGTCGATCCAAAGCCCTGAAATGCTCCAAAAGTCGCGCGACCAATTCGTGGAGGACTTTCTCACGATGGGCAACAACGGCGGCGTGGTCGTGACCGACGCAAAACAAGAGTTTTCCCCGATAGATTCACGCCCGGCGAACATCGACCCCGCACAGGCCGAAGCCGTCGCGCAACGAATCTATTCCTATCTTGGCGTGTCCAAGAACATTGTGGAGAGCGCCTATTCAGAGGACGAATGGGGCGCGTTCTACGAGTCAGTTTTGGAGCCGCTGGCCGTCGCCTACTCCCAGGCGTTCAGTGTGAAGGTGTTCACGCCCAGAGAAAGGGCCTACGGCAACAGCATCGAGTTTGATGGCGGCCGCACCTTGTACGCGAGCAACGCCACCAAACTGAACATGATTAAAGAGCTAACCCCCCTAGGGCTCATGTCCATAAATGAGGCGCGCGAGATCCTCAATCTTTCCCCGGTCGAGGACGGCGACACGCGATTGCAATCGCTCAACTACGTGGACGCGACCAAGGCCACGACGTACCAACTTGGCGGCCAAGACGACGAAACAGGGAAAGGGGCGAAGGCATGAAAGAGACACGCAACGCGGCACTGAACGCCGCGACCGACACGAACGAAGCGGGCGGCATGATTCTTACCGGCACGCCTATCGTCTTTGACCAACCGACGACGATTAACACGCCCGACGGCTCATATACGGAAATCATCGCGGCGGGGGCTTTGGATGGGTGCGACCTGAGCGACAGCCGGTTGCTGTGGGCGCACGACGACAAGCGCGTGCCCCTCGCCCGCACACCGAAGACCATGCAACTGACAACGGACGCCCAGGGCCTCCACATGGTGGCGACCCTACCGGACACCGAAGAGGCGCGGGCAGTCTATGAGGCCGTCAAACGCGGCGACGTCACAGGCATGTCATTCGCGTTCGTAGTCGCGCCAGGCGGTGACGAATGGAGCGCCGACGGCACGACACGCACCATTAACAAGATTTCGAAGGTGCTAGAGGTGAGCGCGGTTAATTTCCCCGCATATCCGACGGCAAGCATCGAAGCCCGGGCGGCACGGCAGGCCACCCAGCGCCAAGCGGCAGCAAGGCGCAACGCCATCATCATGGCAAACATCATCATCAGTAAAACGGTTTAAAGGAGCTGGAAACAATGGCATTTGCAAATATCGCTGACGCTTTCAACTATTGGAACGGCAAGGGCATGGACGCTATCGAGCGCCGCGCCCAGGAAATCCGCGGCACGATTGAGACTGACCCTAACGTGGACATCAAGGCGCTGAACCTCGAACTCACGGCCCTGAATCAGGCCGCCGACAACGCCAAGGACAAGGCAGCCGCCGCACAGCAGCAGCAGACCGACCCCGACACGCGCGCACTCAAGCCGTTCGGCATCGAGACCCGCGCCACGGACTGGACGGACGCGGACGACGTGCGCAAGACCCCGGAATACCGCACGGCGTTCTTCAAGCAGCTTCAGGGCAAGCAGCTGAACGCCATGGAGTCCCGCGCGCTCAACGCTGTGGCACGCCTCGAGCAGCGCGCCGACGCTTACGGCACTAGCGCCAACAATGGCGGCGTTATCCCCACTCAGACCCTGAACGAGATCGTGAAGAAGGCGGGCAAGGCTAACGGACTGTTCGACGAGGTGCGCAAGCTTCAGGTGCCGGCGGGCGTGGCCGTCCCGGTCGCTAATCCCGCGACCCCGGCCAAGTGGAACACCGAGGGCGCGAACGTCGATTCTGAGGCCCCGGACGTCCCGCCCGTGAAGTTCGACGGCTTCGAGCTGATTAAGGTCTTTTCTGTGAGCGCGAAGGTGCGCACGATGGCCGTTGACGCTTTCGAGTCGTATCTGACGGACGAACTCAACAATTCCGTGGTTGAGGCCATCGCCGACGCCATCGTGAACGGCACGGGTTCCGGTCAGCCTACGGGCGTCCTGGGCGCAATCACCAACAAGGTGACCACCAAGGCCCTGACCTACGCGGACATCGTGAAGGCCATGGGCCTGATTAAGGGCGGTTACCAGGCTAACAGCGTGTTCGCCATGTCTACCGCAACCCTGTACAACCATGTGTACAACCTTGTGGACGGCAACAAGCGCCCAATTTTCATTCAGGACGCCCAGGCGGACACCATTGGCCGCGTGCTTGGCAAGCCGGTTGTTGTCGATGACCACATCGCGGACGGCACTATTATCTACGGCGATTTCAAAGACGGCTACGCGGTGAACCTGGCCAACGGCATTTCTGTCGAGTCCTCGACCGAATCGAGCTTCAAGAGTGGCCGCGTGGATTATCGCGCGCTGTGCGTGGCTGACGCCAAGCCGCTTATTGCCGAGGCCTTCGCATCCATCACCATCACGCCGGGCGCATAACCCAAAACGCCTATAAGGCCATCACAGGCCCACAGACGCGACAACAGCACAGGGCCTAGCAACCACCCAACCCGTGGCGGCTAGGCCCTACTAGCACCCATAGAACACGTTAGAGAGGTGATTACATGGCATACACACCACCCGTTGTGTCCTTGGCCGACATGCGCGACTATCTGCGCCTGGACAACACGGCGAACGATGGAATCCTAGCCGACCTAATCGAGGCGGCTGCGGTTTACATCACGCAAACCACCGGCATGGACACCACAGACCAAGCAGACAACCCGTTGGCACGCTCAGCAATCAAGATGCTAGTGGCCACATGGTATGACCCACAGGGCATAGACGCGACCGCCTCAGAGAGAGCGGTAACGGAAATGCTCAAGCACCTACCCGCAAGCACAGGCGGCGGCGTCAATGGCTAGGGAATTCGCCGCGCGGTTCTACGCGTCGGCACGTTGGAAACGCACGGAACAAGCCGTTATGAAGGCCTACAACTACACGTGTCAGCGCTGTGGCAGACCGGCCAAGATCGTCCATCATCGCGTGTGGCTCACGCCTGACAACATCAACGACCCGGACGTGACGTTGAATTGGGACAACCTCGAGCCGCTGTGTATCGATTGCCATACCCGCGAACACCTGGGCGGACGTGAGACACGGCAGGGCCTCGCATTCGACAGCACAGGCCGCCTAGTCAAGGTGGGAACGTCCCACAACACAGCAAAGTAAGACCCACGACACGACAAAACACCCCCCGACACCGCCACCAAGCACGCCCCGGCGCGCATCGACGCGCATACAGAGGGAGACCCCTCCGGGTTTTTCTCATGCGAGGGCGTGGACACGCCGGGTTTTGGCGGATTTGCGGGGTAATTGGAGGTATTAGAAATGACGAAGGACAAAGTTAGCCACAGCACCAAGCCGCCGCGCGATTCTAAGGCGGCGAAGTTGACGCGGGAGCGCCTGGCGCCGATTGTCGAGGGCGTGCCCGAGGACGAACGCGGCGCGGCTGAGGCTTTGAGCGACGAATTGGTGTTCATGGCGGGCACTATGGCCACGCTCAAGCAGTTCGTTGCCGACCACGGCGTGGTGGCTGTTGACGACCGCACGGGCGCTGTGAAGGAATCCCCGGCGGTTCGTTCCTATAACGCCATGGTTCCCCGTTACGCCTCGATCTGCAAACAGCTGTGCAAGATGAGCGAGGACGCGCCGACGGTTGACCCGCTTATGGAGCTTCTCAATGGTGAAGACGACGACGAAGCATAGACCGAACCCGGTTATCGAGTACGCCACGGCTATCGAGGCGGGCGACGTTGTCGTGTCGCGTCGTGTCGCTGAAGTCTACAAGCGTCTCGCCGCCGAGATCGAGAGCGACCCTAAGTGCTTCAGCTTGGCGAAGGCTTGGCGGCCTATTTCGTTCATCGAAAAGTTTTGCCGCCATTCGAAGGGCGCGAAGGGCGGGCAGCCGTTCCGCCTCGAGCTGTGGCAACGTGCCTACGTGGCCGCGCTGTTCGGCTTTATCGACCCTGAGACGGGCTATAGGCGCTACCGTGAGTCAATGTGTCTCATGGCACGCAAGAACGGCAAATCAACCCTAGCCGCCGCGATTTGCCTTTACATGCTCATTGCCGATAGGGAAAAGGGCGCACAGTGCGCCGTGGCCGCTACGAAGCGCGACCAAGCCCGCCTAATCTTTGACGAATGCCACAACATGGTCAGGCAGTCCCCGGCATTGTCGGCGCACGTGCGCAAGCGCAAGACCGATTTATGGTTCGCGCCGACGCTTTCGACGCTCCAATGCCTGGGCGCGAACTATGACACGCTCGACGGCCTCAATCTGTCGTGCTGTGTCATTGACGAATTGCACGAGGTGCGGCGTGAGCTGTACGAGGTTCTCAAGCAGTCTCAGAGCGCGCGAACGCAACCGCTGCTAATCATGACGACCACAGCGGGAACCAACCGGGAAAGCGTCTACGACAGCATTTATAGCTATGCGTGCAAGGTGGCGGACGGTAGCGTGCAAGATGAAACTTTCTTGCCCGTGCTGTACGAGCTTGACGCGCGTAGTGAGTGGGACAACCCCGCGTGTTGGGCGAAGGCTAACCCTAACCTTGGCGTGTCCAAGAGCTTGGACGATCTGCGCGTGAAGGTGGAGCGGGCGAAGGTTGACCCGGCTAGCCTCAGCGGGCTGCTCACGAAGGACTTTGACGTGCGCGAGAACCGCACAACGGCATGGCTCACGTTCGACGCAATCCACAACCCCGACGGCTTCAATCTCGAGTCGTTCCGTGGCTGCTACGCGATAGGCGGGGCCGACCTCAGCCGCACCACCGACCTCACGTCGGCGGCACTCTTGATGATTGACGCCCAGGGCAACAAATACGTGGAATCCATGTCATGGTTGCCGGCTGACCAATTCCACGAGAGGTGCAAGAGTGAGGGCGTGCCCTATGAGCTGTGGCACGAGCAGGGCTATTTGCGTCTTTGCCCGGGCAATGTCATTGACTATCACGCAGTCACGCAATTTTTCCTCGAGGCTGTGGAAAAGCACGGAATAACGCCCCTGGTCGTGTCTTTCGATTCCTGGTCTGCTCAGTACTGGCGTCAGGAAATGACCGATAACGGTTTCGAGATGGTGCGTTGCATTCAAGGTGCGCGCACGCTTTCGTTGCCTATGAGTCAGGCCGGCGCGGATTTTCAGGCGGGAAAAATCAACTACAACGCTAACCCGCTATTCGAGTGGTGCGCCACGAACGTGGGCGTGCAGAGCGACCGCAACGGGAACATTGTGCCGGTTAAGGCTAGTAGCCCCAAGAGGCGCATAGACGCGTTTATGGCGTTTCTCGACGCTTACGTGGGACTGTGCGACCACATGGGAGAGATGCAAGCGCTCAACGCTAATACACACGTGGAGGTTATCAAACATGGCTAGACGAATTTTGAAGGACAAGCGCGTGCGGCTTGCGGGCATGGTCAAGAGCTTCGATAGCGAGGGTTACCCCAGTGACGGATATATGCCGCT